GATACAAACTCAAAATAATCCAACTATGGGAAATAATGTTCAAAATCAAAATCAAATTCAACAACAACAACCAAATTATAATGAATTAATCAGTCAAATTCAAAAAGCAGCAGCAAATGGAACTACTACTTTACCTTCTCGTGATATACCTATTGATCCTGTAAAAGTGGCAAATGATAGTCAAACGCAACCAAATTATATACCGCCTCCACAAGTTCCAGAAAACTATATTAAGAATTATGAAACACCACAACAAGTAATAGAAGAAAATAAGAAAAAAACTAGTGATGCTAATCTATATGATGCTTTATTTTACGAAATGCAATTGCCTATTATAATAGCACTGTTATATTTTTTATTTCAATTACCGGCAGTAAAAAAACATAGTAAAAATATGTTTCCCTTCTTATTTAAAGACGACGGCAACCCAAATTTATACGGTTTTATATTTAATAGTGTCATGTTTGCTTCTATGGTTTATGTACTACTAAAAGTATTAGCAAAAATGCCTAAATAAATGAATATATACATACTTGTTATGATTATTTCAAAAATAATATCCCATATATACTCCTTTATTAACAAAACCATAGTTACTATAATAATTTACTAATTTGGTATCAGTGTCCAATATAATTTTATAACAATTGTTTTGCTTAGCATAATTAATAGCATAATTCATAAGGTCTTTGCCTATATTTTGTGAGCGATACTCTTTTTTAACAACAAAATCTTCAATATGGGCAACACATTTACCATTATGAATAAATTTTTGTTCTGTTAATAATGTAATAGCGCCCAAAATATTATTAGATTCGTCTATATATAGAAAAATATTGTGATTATTATTTTGCAATATTTTTGTTAAAATGTCATTAAATTTTTCGTAGTTTAACTCTTTATTTTCTTCAAAATAGTTATATAATTCAATAAGTTGATCACAAGTTTTACTAGTTATTATTATATTTCTAATTGATATAATATTGCTCTTAACTGTTTCCATTATTATATTTTATTATATTAATAAAATTATAATTTAAATAGTATTAATTACTAATAGTTAAATATATATTATTTAATGACTACAATTGATACGCAAAGTGATTTATTATTAGAAAAATTATTACAATTTTATAATAGTAACAATAATTTTGATAAAATGATAAATATTATAAATGGAACATCCAAAATATCACTTAGGATTGTGGATTGGTTTGTCACAAATTATTCCAAGAAAAATTATATTGTATATGAATTAGATAATATTAAAAACGACAGGGTTAAAGTTTATAATGATTATAAATTGAAACTGAAAGCATATAGTAAGAAAAAATTCGATCCGTTTTGTAGATGGGAGAGAATAAATGTTCCTTATAAAAACGGAACGTGTATTCAAACAACATTGGGCCAATTGAATTTTTTTAAATGGTGTATTGAAAATAAAATATTAGATTATATTGAAGAAAATTATAAAATTATTGAAAACGATATGAATTTAAGAAATACTTCGGCTAAAGTAAAAAATTCGTCATTAAACTCAAATACATCAACAACATCATTAGAAAGCAATGATTCTTACTCGTCGACTAGTTCTGTTAATTCTGCTAATTCTGCTAATTCTATTAACACTAATAAGACCCGTAAAAAACGTGAGGAACTCTCAAGCAACGCATCAAAATCAATAAAAAAAGAATTTATTATTACAACCGTAGAATTTAATTAAACATTTTTATAGTGTCTATTATTAATATATAACATTTCGTAATATATAACATTTCGTAATATATAACATTTCGTAATATATAATATTATAAAGAAACAATTTATATTAATTATGGGCAATAATAATAGTATTAATAAAGTCAACTTTGAGTATATTCAAAAATGTATAAATTATGGGAGCGAAAAAGTGCTATTAATTAATACAATGGATTATAGCAAACAAGATTGTTTAATAAAAAATTCTATTCATGCTTCAAAAGAAGAAGAAATACTAAATAATTGTTTAAAAAACAATAAAACTGTCATAATTGTAATATATGGAGAAAATTGTACGGACAATAGAGTTATTATTAAATATACGCAATTATATAAATTAGGTTTTGTAAATTTGTATGTATATATAGGAGGTTTATTTGAATGGTTATTATTACAAGATATATATGGAGATGAAGAATTTCCTACTTCATCAAAAATTATAGATATTTTAAAATATAAAGGGACTAGCAATACAAGTTATATTATAAAAAAGTAAGTGCTTTATAAAATAAAAAATAAAATTATTAATTGTTAATTGTTAATTAATAAAATACAATTCATATTATTATAATTTAATAATTTATAATAATAAAATGGCCATTAATCATATATTATTAGATTTAGAAGTTATTAAACAATTAAATGATAATGACAAATTAGGAGTGCTAACTTTACCTGGTTCAACTAAATTATGTGTTGATAGTTTTGGTTATAGAAGTTCAATTACGCGTTGGTACAATAATTATAATAGAGAAACCAGTATAGGTTATATAGAACAACTAACAAATAATATAGAAAAAATAAGTGATTTTATAATTTCTGGACAACACAACGAAGAAGGAGAAACATTAAGAGAGGCAATTGATTGCGCATTAATTGGATTAGAAAAATTAAGAATAACATATATAAGTGATTCAATAATAGTAGCGCGAATTATTTTAATTATTAATAAATTGAGAACTTTGTCTAAAAATTTAAAAAATTTTACAACTAACACATACAATTTTATTAATGAAATAGAAAACGCAAATAACGCAAATATAAACAATTCAATTACTCCTAGCAATTAAATATTTAATAAGAAATATTTTAATACAAATATATATTCGTCTTCAATTTTATCATAATGATCTAAACCATCAATAATAGTCCAAGTAATATTATAGTTAGGTTCTAGTAACTTTGAACATTTTATTTGAAATTCTAAATTATAGACATCATCTTTGTTTCCACTAAAAAAAAACAAAGGAGTCGCATTATTAGTTTTTAAATTTATATACTTATACATATAGAGAGATTTAATACAAAATAATCCTCCTAATGGTTCTGGTAAAAATTTTAATATATTAAATAATAATGTCCCTCCTTGTGAAACACCTAGTATAAATATATTTTTATAACTTTTTAAAATAGAGGCTTCACTATTTATAATAGACACAACTTTTTGTGTTTGTAAATTATATTCATCACTATTTATTTTATCTAATTTACTCAAATTGTTATAACAAGTATAATAATTATACCATGATTTAACATTATATTGTTTATTATTTGGATAATCTATGTCCATTAGTGGAGACTCTGGCAAAATAAATTTAATATTATTAGTAATTGCACAATTATTTTTAAAATACTCAATATAATCATTAAAGTATGTAGAATCTGAGAACATTGGATGTAGCATTATAAACGTATATTTATGTTTTTTTACGCTATTATGTATTGTACTATTATTATGTATTATACTATTACTATACATAATAATAATACATAATATTTTATTTATAAACAGCACCACTATACTCAATATAGTCATCAAGCTTACATTTGTTTTTGTTATTTTTGAGGTATTTTATACATTTCTTCTGTTCTCTTTTATATTTGTTATGTGCTTTACATGACCTATTATTGTAGTTATGAGTGTTATATTTTACAGCATACTTCTCCATTTTATCATCCATACTTTGATAAGTAGCACATGGTTTATAAGTTTTTTTACCCAACCATGATGGACAAAATTCATCCATCCTGGTTTTATGAATCATATTTAAAAATTCTTGCTCAGTATGTTTTCCAGATTTTTTTGCTCCAATTCCATCATATAATATATAGCGTGGCATTTTTTTATTTTTACTTTTACTTTTATTTAATAAAACAGAAGCTTTTTTACGCGATGACATATTAATATATCAAAATATATTAAAATATATTGATTATAAACTAAATTACTTTATGCTTAGTTGGTTTTTTCGCATAGTCCAGTAATTTTATTTCTTCGTGTGCCGTTAGGGCATCGTTTATAATTTACTTTTTGCTTTAATGTTTCATTTTCTTTTTTATAAGCATTAGTTTTATTTGGTTTTAATAAGTTTTCTTTTGCTTTTTCTATCCACCATGCGTATTTTTCGGGATCATCTTTCTCTAGATCATTAAACAATTCACAAGTCATATATTCAATACTTTCCTTGTCTGTGTTGCGTGCCATGTCTATAAGAGCTTGTTTTGCCTTTGATTTATTAACTTTACCAAAGAGACGTTTTGCTTCAGTTTCTATTTTAGCTTTTTGTAAGACTTGTAATTTTCGTCGCGTTTTGCGTCCTCTAAAAATTGACTGAATTTTAGTTGCTTTTTTATTTTTTAAACTTCTATTACTTAATGATTGTGGTGATGGCATTTATAATATAATATAATATAATATTTATTTTATGCTAAATAAAAATATTAAATATGAATCCACTAACTATTCAGACACAGGTTTAATTGTTGCGCTTTTTTTTTGTTGCATCATTGTGTTTTTTGCCTTGGCTATCCACTTTGCGTGTTCCTTGTCGCTTAGGTCGCGCCATAAATGATAGACCATAGTATCAATATTATCTTCATCAACGTCGCGAGCCATGTCATCGAGTCTTTTTGTTGCCTTTGCTCTAGCAGCTCTACTTTTACAAAAAAGATGCTCAGCCTGTGTTTCGAGTTTTTTTGCTTCTAATTTTCGTCGTGTAGCATGTGCTCTATAAGTTCTCTGAATCTTAGTTGCCTTTCTATTTTTTAGACTTTTATTACTTGTACTGCGTCGTGGTAAGATTTGTAATGTAGATAGACTTCTAGATAATCTGCTAGTCAAATTTGATAAACTTAATGGTGATGGCATATATAATATACTTAAATATTATAAAAAAATATTATAAAAAAATATTATAAAAAAATATTATAAAAAAAATACTAAATATAAAATTAGTATTTCACTGCTTTCTTTCGTGTTGCTTTTTTCCTGTTTTTTCCTGCTATTGGTTTTCCTATAATATCCCTTTCTGTAATGTATGTAAGTTGTTTAATATCGGGATTAAGCAGTCCGTGTGTTCCAACGCCTGTTTTAAATAGTTGTTTTACCAGCGTAGTGTCTGGGATTGCTATATGCGTAGCATGTCTAGTTTCGTTAGAAAACTTTATTATTTCATTTATTTTATTAACTATGTAATCTATAGTGACAGACATTTAATAATATACTATATATAAAAAAAATCCAACTACTAAATATTAAATTCTAAATATTAAATGTTTAATTAAAACTTTATAATTATAATGTAAATATAAAATCATACACTTTTCTTGTTACTTCATCGTAAAAATTATTGTCTATAAATTGGCTTGTATTTGTTTCTTCATTTCCATCAATGACTAATACTAACCCTTGTTCAATTGCTTCTGGATTATTTAACCACACATCGTGATAATGATGACAATCTTTTAAATATTCAATAGGAATAGTTTCTCCTAGGCGACCCCTATGTTGTACACGCAAATCACAAATCTCTGGTTTAGTTCTAATATAAACTATTTTTAAATCTTGAAAAATAGTTTGAAACTCTTTAAACAAATTTAAATAAATTAAATATTCAATAAGGCTCATTTTCTTAGCCTCATATAGACTTTTTGCGAATACAAATTTGTCTGTATAAACGGAGCGCTCACTAATAATAACATCGTAATTTTCTTTTAGCGCCTCCTTTAACAAAGACAAACGACTAGTATATGCCATTACTTGAAACGCAAAACTATAGCGCTCATTATTTTCATAAAAGTGCGTAATAATACTTTTTCCGTTAGCATCTCCAATTGATTCCCAACTAGAAACTGGTTCTTGTAAAAAGCATATTTTACAAGTATTGTCTTTTGAAGCACAATAATTAGCAAGGTTTTTTTCCAAATAACGCATAACACTAGATTTTCCAGAACCAATATTTCCATCAATTGATACAATAAGAGGCGGCATTTAAATGTATATAGGTTTTATGAATATTTGTTTAAAATAAAATTTATAATGTAATCAATTTTATTTTGTTGAAAACTAAAATATTTTTAATAATAAAACAGTTTTAATATTATACATAATTACGTAACCAATCTTCAGCTAATAATTTGGCATTGTCACTATAATAAAATTTAATTAAGTTTCGTAATTTGTGAGTTGGTTCATCATCTAAACGTTCATCTGATAAATCTTGATCTCTTGTAGTAATTTTTTCCCAACTGTCTCTAAATTTCTGTAAATTCTTTATTAACTCTTCGCGCGTCATTGAACTTATTGGTTTGGTTAGTGGTTCATACATTCCCTTATAATTAGTAATTGGTTTACTAATTCTATCCTCTATAAGTTTTGCTGCTTTTTTTTGTTGGGCTTTATCTAATAAATTATAAATTAATTCTAAATCAGGGGTTTCGATTGTTGAACTGCTCAATCTAAATAAACCTTGAGCCATCTTTTCTTTTGAACCACTTGTTGTTACATTATATTTTTTTAGTAGTTGTCTTAATCTCTCTGATGATATATCTTGAATTATGTTTTTCTTTGTTTTCTTTGTTTTATTTGGGTTATTTGTTTTCTTTGTTTTATTTTGATTAGTTCCTTGATTGTTTGTCTTTGTTTTCTTTGTTTTCTGTAATTTGTTTTCATTCAGTTTAGACCACCGTTTGCTATTTTTTGTTTGTATTATTATCCACATATTGCCATCATTGCCTCGTTTCTTTGTTCCTAATGTAAAGTTATTGGCACCTTCTTGTGGTGCTTGTCTAGTTACCATTTTATATAATATAGAAAAGAAATTTAAAGAAATAGCGTATACTAAATAATTAATCAAACAATAGCATTTAAATATTTAGTAATCATAATTTAAATATATATTACTCTTAATTAGTAAATATTAATCATTATTTTACTAATGGAGTTTATTATTAGAGAGAACATTATTCCTTTTACAAACATAAACATAGCATTATTTATTTTATGTTATGTTAAACCTTATAACGAGTATATAGATTATGATTATTTATATAGTATAAGTTATTGTTGGAATCATATAATTTTTATAACATTTAATGGGGCATATTTTATAGATAACACAACTTTTAAGAGAATGGCTATTAGAAAAAGACTTTCACTCCCTATTTTTCATATTGGAAATATGATCTTACATAATTTACCATTTTTATATGTAAATATTTATATACCCATGAGCGTTACATTCTATCATTCGTTTTTTTCGTGTTTAACTAATTTATTATGGTGTTATTGGGCAACATTTGGAACATTTGATATTAAATATGTTTATGTGTATATGAAAAAACAACAACAAATTAAGTTATATATTATAAATATAGCTTCCATATTTTATACTCCCTTGATTTATCATATTAATAAAACTACAAGAAATGTTTTACTATAAATATAAAAAAATAATAATATAAAGACTATTTTACACGTAAGATTAATAGGTTGCTACAATCTATTCATTTTTTTAGCATTGGTGCCCGAGCGGTCTAAGGGGTGCGAGTTAGGTTCGCATGGCTTCGGCCTCATGGGTTCAAATCCCATCCAATGTATTATGATTTTTTTTTTATTTTATTTATTTATATTTTTTATAAAAATATAGATAAAAATTATTAATGTTATTAATATTATTAATATTATTAATCATAATAGATAAAAAAATAACATAAAGACAATTTTACAAGTTAAATTAATAGGTTGCTACAAGCTATTCACTTTTTCAGCATTGGTGCCCGAGTGGTCTAAGGGGTGCGACTCAAGTTCGCATGGCTTCGGCCTCGTGGGTTCGAACCCCACCCAATGTATTAAGACTTTTTTTATTTCATTTATTTATATTTTTTATAAAAATATAGATAAAAATTATTAATGTTATTAATGTTATTAATCATAATAGATAAAAAATAACATAAAGACAATTTTACAAGTTAAATTAATATGTTGCTACAATCTATTCACTTTTTGAGCATTGGTGCCCGAGTGGTCTAAGGGGTGCGACTCAAGTTCGCATGGCTTCGGCATCGTGGGTTCGAACCCCACCCAATGTATTCATTTTTTTTTATAAAATATTTTTTTCAAATAATAAATAACTTGAAAAATTTGGATAAAATGTTTGTATTATTAATGTAGCAGAAAATACATTTGCTATCCAACACCATAAAGAACCCCAGGTATTTGTTTTATAATAAGTATAATAAATAGCAAGAAACAATATTAACATTAGAGTAAAATTTACATATTCTTTTGCGTATAATAATATAATAAACTTAAATAATATCCATGTCAACACTATTTGCGGTGGAAAACTTAACCAGTTCCATGCCAAATGACCATTTGGCGATTTGATCATTGAAAAATCGATTGAAAAATAAAAAAGAGTACACAACCAAAAAATGCTATATACTGAAATAATTTGTAATTTTTTTATATATTCAACATTATGAACTGATAATATAAACAAAATTGGTTGCACAGTTATTAAAAATAAACCTACTTGTGATAAAAATCTATTTATTTTCTTATTATTCAAATGTTTCCAAGCAAAATATTCCAGTAACTGCATTGAAATAAATGAAAGGAAATATAGATAGCTATATGTCTTAATTATACTATTAAAATAAGCAAAATTTATTGCAAAAAAACTGAATAAAAATGTGTTTAATGATACTGTTTCATTCCAACACATATTTTATATATATTTATATATAAATATATAAAATATAAATATATATAAGTTATTTAAAAAAAGTTAAAAAAGTGTAAGTCTTATTTATGAATCCCATTTAATGGTTGACGGCAATGAATCATTATTTGGAAATATTGCATCTAGTATTTGATTGGCTTCAAAAGTTTCATTCTTATTTTCATAATTAATTTCAACATTTACTTTATTTATATATTCTACATATTTTAAATTATTTAATACATTTTTATATCTTGTATTCCATTCATCAAGATTAGTGTGATTTTCCATTATGTCATCATTATAATAATCATATAATAATACTCTTACAGATTTTGTTGGAATTGATTTAATATTTATTGATAGTTCATTTGAAACAAATTTTATTTCATATTCATCAAAAATTTTGTCACCAAATTTTTTATTAATATTGCTTTTATAATTTATATTAAGTGGACGAAATGCTTTATCAATATAATCAAAAGCACTAGATGAAACTCCTGGACTGCAGTTATAAATTTTATTATTTTTACAATTTTTAATATATAATACGATTGGAACCTCACCTGAATTCATTTTTTCATATGGTCCATAATACAGTATATATATTAACCAATTATCATTAAATATAAGAAACCAATAATATTCAGATACAAAAAAATTATCAAATCCAATAAAATTATCAAACCAAAAATTACTATTTGGTTCAATAATAGTATTGTTGAATTTGCCATTTATTATTTTACCAATTAATGGATTATCACTTGCCCATTCATTGGGTGAATGTGTTTCAATTAAGTCAACCGATATTAATTTATTAATTGAACGATATCTATTTAGTAAACTAGGCATAGTTGTATTGTAATCATCTATATATAAACTCATATCAAGAGTATTTTTATTAGTTGAAATGTATACTTTCATTGTATTTTTAGTAAAATCAATTTCTTGCTTATAATTATTTAAATATTGAATATGTAAAATACCATTTTCAGTATAAGTTTTATAATGTTTTAAATCAATATGAAGGGTATCAAGTTCAGTGTGTTTTGTATGATGGTTATAATAATATAGTAATAATGTCCCATTTTTACTAAATTTATTGTGTCTGTGAAACAAGCACCAAATAGTATATGTTTTAGATTGAAAAAAATAGTATAAATAATAAAATGTTATATCATTGATTTCATAATTACGAACATCTTTAAAATGTTTACTGTCATTTACACCTAAAAATAGTTGCTGCGTTAGTTTTACTATTTCATCTTTGCTATGAATTATTGATAAATTATATAATGGATATACATATAAAATATATAACATTAAATATATAATAATAATTAAAACAAACAAACATATAAAATAATATGACTTTAAATTTTTATAGTTTAAATTTTTTTTTTTCATTTATAATTTAATATAATATAATATAATTATATTATAATATAATTTATAATTTAATATAATTATATTATATTATATATAATATAATTTATAATGATATAATACAATAAAAGCACTTTTTAAAAAAATTATCCGAATAGTTTTTTTTATCTTCTTTTGGATTTTTTCTTTTCATAAGGGTTTTTTCTTCTAATGCTATCTAGGTGGGAGAGCAATAAAGAGCTACCTAATAACGCGCAAATTGCTTTAATTGAAAAAACCACTAAAGTTAAACTGCCTCGATGTAAAAAGATGATTGTAAGTGAGGAATAAATAGTTATATGTCTTCATGTTTATTGGTATAAATAAAAGATTTATATATTTATTTTTATACAATATTATATAAAAAAATTATTACATGGCTTTTTTATTTTTATTTTAATAGATTAATTTGTAATTTTTTTAACTTTTAGAAGATACAATAGCTTTTTGACGTACTAAACGAGGTGGCTCACTATTAGAAATACGCGGAGTTGGTGGCGGTGTGGTAATACAAGATTGAGTACGTTCAATTTGCGTAAAAGCAGTTTCAAAACAACTTTTTTGCCTATTTACAACATTTCCAACAGACCTATATGCTGACATACATTCATCTTGTGTTTCACTATAATTAATAGCGTGAGTTGGTAAAATTCCAATTTTGGATGCCTCAAAAATAGCATCCTGATTAGCACCTAAATAAATGAGTTCAATATTGTATGATTCTTGTGCGCTAGTAATAAGTTTTTTAAGAGACTTCGCATTAAATTTTTTGCTACAATTTTCACAACCATCTGTAGCAACATAAATCAAACATTTGTCATAACAATTTGGATTATGAAGTTTTTTCTCCATGAAGTATGTAAGAGTTGAACCAATAGCATCATATAATGCTGTTTGTCCTCGTGGAACAAATTGTCTTAATTCAAGTGGTCTAACTTCTGTAATATTTAATGATCTAATTAACAATTTTTCTTCATGATCAAATAATTTAATAGATACGTTTACTTGCTCATTTGGTTTTAAATCTTGCTTAATAATTTCAAATGAAGAATTTACTCCACCAACTGTATCTTGCTCCTTACCGCACATAGAACCTGAACGATCAATAATAGCAACAACCTCTTGAATAAATACTGTCATATTATATAATGTTAATATTACTGTTAATGTAAATAAAATTTTAAATCAATTTTTTTTTATATAAAGACATATAAATGTATATAGATATATATGCACGATCAGGCTACAAAGTTTACTTTATTTGTTAAATCTATATTTTCTAGTTATTTTATAAATAAATGTGTTTTAGATGTAGGTTCAGGAGATATTAATGGAAATAATCGGTTTTTATTTGAAAATTGTGAGTATCATGGAAATGATGTTATACAAGCACCAAATGTTTCAATTGTATCAAGAACAAAAGATTTACCCTTCGGTGCAAATACGATTGATACAATTATATCCACCGAATGCTTTGAACATGACCCAGAATATAAAGAGTCATTTAAAAAAATCTATGAAATGTTGAAGCCTGGAGGGTTGTTTTTTTTTACGTGTGCTTCAACTGGTCGTGCAGAACATGGAACAAGAAGAACAAGTCGTTCTGATTCTTATGGTACTTTAGGTAATATAGAAGATATGTCAGATTATTATAAAAATCTTACAGAAATAGATTTAAATGATGTATTACCATTAAATGTTCTATTTTCAACATGGGATACATACTTTAACGATGAGACAAAAGATCTATATTTTGTGGGAATAAAAAAGAATAAGTCTGAGTTAGTTATTAATAATACTTTAAAGAAATATACTGCTTATAGAGTTATAAATACAACATCTAATATTAGTGTTTAAAAAGTATAGTAAAAACATACTTTACACAAAAAAAATTGATTACTAATTTATTTTGATTACTAATCAATATTTACTATAAAATGTTAAAGCAGCAAATGTTAATTGAAAAAACTAATTATGAACCCCATCTTAACATTGAATTACTTACAGGAGCATTTATAGAAAATCAATTTAAAAACATATGTGCGCGAACTATTTATAATGCTTATATTAATGAAATTTTAATAATTGAATATTTGAAATATAGACTCGCTACAGATCCTCACGCATTTACTGATATAACATTTACTATAGATTTACCATTTGTTCAAGATTATATTGAACATATAAAGAAAGTTAACATAACCTGTGAAGACATTCCTGTAATAACTTATGTATATAATACTTTATTACGCGAACCAGGAGATAGGGAGTTATGGCCACACGATGAAGCATCATTAATCCTTGATAAGATACATTGCTTCTTTGATATTGATGAAAACAAATTAGCAAGTGAATTAATAGAAGTAATAAGTGAAATTTATTATAATACATTATGGTAATAATAAAGCATTAAGCAAATTGCTAAAAAATATTGATAATATTAATTAAAAATATTTTTTTTATTAAATAAAGTGATAACAATTTTTAGAGCAATAATAAAATTTGCTTTGTTTCTTATAAAAATCATGCTGTAGTTTATATTTTTTATTACAAACATGACATTTTATCTTTGTTAAATTATTGACATAGCGTATTATATCCTCATTTAATAGTAATATTTTGAATTTATAATTTTTTGTTTGTAATTTTAAAAACATTACAAAAATAATAATAATATATTTAGATATATTTAGATATATTTAGATATATTTAGATATATTTATATATTTTATGTAATGTTTTATGTAGCAAATTTTTCTTCTATTTTTTGTATAAATAATTCTAAATTTGTTTTTAATAATGTTGAATTTGAACATAATGCTTTTAATGTATTTCTTTTAGTGCCTGATTTTTTATCGTATATTAAATAATATTTATGTGCTTCTGTTTCGTGTTTTCTGATAGCAATATATTTTGGTAAGGCAATTGAAAAATTTTTGTTTTGTGAAATATTTACAACCTCTTGAGTATCGTCTTTTACAACCTCTTGTGTTTCATTATTTTTTTTATAATGTTCGTATTCTTCTTCAATAATTAATAACATTTTTTTAATTTCTTCTAATTTTTCTAATATATTTATTTTATTTGATTTAGATGATACGTATAATTTATTATGTATATTGTGAGGATGTTTTTCTATTTTAAAATATTCTCTGTAGCATTTGTTTTTTTGATCATAGCATTCTTTATAATAATTAACATAAATAGGTACATCACATTGTTCAATATTTTCTGGTAATTTTACAGCATTATGCTTTCTTTCTCTCTTACAATCTTCTTTTGTAATTATAGTATTTGAAATAATATTCATTTATACTAAAATAAAACATTAAAATACTACAGATTTTGTTAAATATAACCAAAAGAAAATTCCAACAAACGCCTTAGCAATTAAGTCTAACATATTGTATCCTATTAGTTTGGTTGCTTCATTTGCGTGATAAAATACTCCATATAAAGACCATACACCTACAAATAACCAAAATATTAGTTTAGATTGACGTGTTGCTTTTGAACAAGTCATAAAGAGTTTCCAAATTGCGCCATATGTAAGAAAAAAGAATATGAAACCCATAAAACTTGCTAAACCTCTATTTAACAAACCTATTTCGCCACTATATCCAAAACCCAACATTAAAAAATTTAAAATTATAACTAGTAAAAACGATTTAAACCTTACTGGTATTTTATTTTCATAACCCAAAACCATAGAAAGGACTAATAACATAAAAGGAGTGGTGATTACCCAGTCAGCATAGCGCATATTATTAATTTTTTCTATAGGAATGTTGTCAACAGACTTGTGCTCTTCGTTTTCTTCGTTTTTTGCTTTTTCTGCATTTTCTTGCGACTTATTTATTTCGGCTATAAATAATCCGTAAAAATAACTAGCAACAACCGAAATACAAGTTTCTACATTTAAAATATGACGGACTTGTGGAATAGGACTTCTTAACGCTTCAATGAATGTAATTACTGTAGTAGTAACTAAAAAAATATATGTAATATAAAAACTGTTTGTGACTAATGATGTTTTCATAGTATGCTTATATATTTTAAAATATATTATTTAAAATATATAATTTAAAAAGCACTAAAGTTTTGTTTTAATAAAATAAAAGAAAACTTTAATAGAAAAATATTAGTAATTTAAAAAATATTTAATTCGAGTAAGCTAGACCACCCATACCCGACATAATGCGGAGCACATTGTAGTTAACAGCATAAACTCTAACTTTGGCAGTGCTTACACCCGAAACAGTAGCATTGGATAAGACTAACTGTAAGGTGGCATTATCAATTCTTGAGAAATTGCATGTGCCAGATGGTTGGTGCTCTTCGGGTCTTAGCGCAAATGAGTAAACATTAATACCTGTGTCTGGCGCACGAGTGTGGTGCTGGAAAGGTTGAACCAAGTCAAAATATGTTCCTTCACGTTCCGAGAATCTGTCTTGGCCATTTAATTGTAATTTGGCAACAACAACTGGATTTTCACCCCAGCAATGCATGTCTAAGGCAGTTTCGGCTAAGACGAAAGTTCCAGCATCCGAAACACCCGAGTCTGTAGTGTTGGAGGCACCACCCCATCCACTCGCGACCGCTCCGCTTGTAGAAACATCATTGGCAAATGGGTCTTGGAACATTCCACTGGCATTAATAAAGGTGGTGTTGCCAGTTCCCGACGAACTTATTGCTTGCTTGCCACCAAACGCATGAACAGCATTTGGTAAGGCATCAAACGCATCAGTGTAGTTGAATGGTTGAGCACCTAATAGTTTGTTTAGTTCGCTGCCCGCTGTTATCGAAGAGCAATAATCAACGTTTGAATCTGGTTGAACTACCCAGATTAATTCTTTGCACGGATGATTTAAATTTAATTTGATTTTGTTTGATGACGAACCAACCGACTCATCACCGGTGAACTGTAATTGTTCAATTAAGTATTCGTGTGGATTTTGGGCCATGCGTCTGCGCTCATCAGTATCTAAGAAAATGTAATCAACAAATAAAGACGCGGCGGCTAGCGATTGTTTGTATGCGTTATTAACTTTTACACCAGTTCCATCAAGTTTATCTACCGCCCACAAGCACTCTTCAATATTGCGAATGTCTAAATTGATTTTTACTTCGTGGTATTGTAGAGCAATTAAAGGTAGGGCTAAACCGGGATTGCGGCAATACCAGAACTGTAAGGGAACATATAAGGTTGTTTCTGGTAGAGCTCTGCGAGGAGCACAAACTTGACGGATGCCATCAGCAGAGCAAGGACCATCGACTTCCGCAAAATCTGGATCGCAAATGTATGTCAATTGAGTAGTATTACCGATCATCTTGTAGTAGCCACGTTCTTGCTCTTTTGATAGAGTTAATTGGCACCAAATGTGCATCCAATCACCATATTGACGATCAATGCGCTGACCACCAATTTCAACTTCAACTTGTGAAATTAATTGCTCACCTGGGAAATCTAACCATCTGGCATATACATCATCACCGCCGTTGCCTAAAAATTGACCAATTTCAGGAAGAGTGATCTGTAAGTAAGTGCGGTAAGCTAAATCACCATTGCGCGAAATGGTGCAAGTAACTCTGCGACCGAAATCAGCCTGACCATTGAAAGTTTGTTCAATTGATTCCATCGCAAAGTTGGTGTGTCTACGGTAAGTTACTTTCCAAAAGGTAATTTGAGGATTACCTGTTAAATAAACATCTTGAGCGCCATAGGCGACTAATTGCATTAATCCACCAGCCATTTTTTTATAATATTCCTAAAGAAAAAAATTTTTTGTAATTTAATTTAATTAAATTAAATAATTAAATTAAATAAGAATTAAATAATTAAATTAAATAAAAATTAAATAATTAAATAATTAAATTAAATAAGAATTAAATAAGAATTAAATAATTAAATTAAATAAGAATTAAATAATTAAATTAATAAGAATTATATTAATTACTAAATTAAATAATTAAAAATATTATTATATAAATTTTTACTACCTTAAAAATATAGTCTCTAGTAAATGAAAAAATTTAATGCTATTAAAACTACATTGGATAGCAAACATAATGAAATAATAAAATCTTTCAAATATAATGAAGAAGTAGTTATTCCTAAATACTTGAAACAAATTGATAAACTTGAATCAATGTTAAATAAATCAAAAAATAAATTGGAACTATTAGATAACATTAATAAATATAAAAATATGATAAGATCTCTCAAAACTAAAGAAAAGAATTACTATTTAAATAATTCTAGATACATTTTTGACTATTTTGAAAATAAAAAGAACATATCTACTAATGATACATTTGAGAATTCGGATAAAAATAATATAGTAAAACAATTTTTCTCATTAAATATTTCCGATGAATCAAATAATACTATGAATTTTGAAACAAATAATGCTAAAATAACAGATGAAAATTATACTAAAACAAACAATAATAATTTTATAGATAAATATTTTAATAATATTGATTCTAAATACTTAAATTATGATAAATTTATTTATCCATCTGATATATGTAATGTATGTAAAAAGGGGGAAATGGTTTATGTAGAAAGTGAAGGAATGTCTATATGTAGTAATTGTTCCAATAGTATTAAATATTTAATTGAAATAGATAAACCATCTTATAAAGAACCACCAAAAGAAGTATGCTTTTATGCTTATAAAAGAATAAATCATTTAAAAGAAATATTAGCACAATTTCAAGCAAAAGAAAGCACAAATATACCCGACGAAGTATTTGAAAATATTAAAAATCAAATTAAAAAAGAACGCATAAGTCTTAATGATTTAACAAATAAGAAAACCAAAGAAATATTGAAAAACTTGGGTTATAATAAATATTATGAACATATACCATTTATAAAAGATAAATTAGGAATAAGACCCCCAATAATGAGTGCGGAACTTGAAGAAACATTATGTAATTTATTTATGGAATTACAAAAACCTTATTCCAAATATTGTCCTAAAGATAGAGTTAATTTTTTAAATTATTATTATACATTATATAAATTGTGTGAATTGCTAAATGAACGCAGTTTTTTGCCTTATTTTCCTATGTTAAAAGATCGCGAAAAACGCATAGAACAAGACCAAATATGGAAAAAAATATGTGAGGATTTAGGGTGGAAATTTATTCCTATACCTTAAAATTTTATATCATAATTTTATATCATAAATTATACCATAAATAAAATATTACAAATAAGAATAAAAATATTAAAAATAATAATAATAATTATATAAATATTATTATTTTATAATTATTATAGTTATTATAGTTATTATAGTTATTATAGTTATTATAATTATGAATAATAGACCATCTTGGGATGAATATTTTAAAAGTATTGTTAATTTAACTGTGTCCCGATCTTCTTGTGAGCACCTTCAAGTTGGTTGTTTATTTGTAAAAGATAATCGCATTATAGCACAAGGGTATAATGGTTATATTACTGGATGCGAACACAAAATGATTATAAAAGATAATCATAATATTGCTACTATTCATGCTGAACAAAATACAATTACTGATTGCGCAAAACGAGGAGTTAGTTGTAATGAATGTATAGCGTATATTAGTCATTATCCATGTTATAATTGTATGAAACTTATGGTTTCAAGTGGTATTTCAAAAATAAAATATATAAATGATTATAAAAATGACCCATTGGTCGAAGAGTTAGCAAACGAGGTTAATATAGTTATAAATAAAATTTGAGTCTACTTATTCATCAAACTCCAGCCCAGTTAATAACCCTTTAAAAATATAGATTATATCTAAATAATAGTCCAATGATGCTGTTATAAAGTCTCCATTATAATTTCGTTGTAATATATTATTAGTATCATACACAATATATATTGAAAATATTAGTAATGAACCAATAACTAGTATTTTTTGTAATAACGAAGATTCAACAATAAAAATATTGACGATGCTAATAATTATTAACAATAATAAAGCAATAAGCAAACCAAGACCAAATTTAAAACCTAATTTAATACCGCTTGCTATTAATGCTACACCAAAAGCAAACATAGTAACAAAAATGCTAGCCGTTCCAACTAAAGCACTTTTAACAATACCAGGATCTACGCCAGATTTTCTATATCCTAAAATTACACCAAAAGCAGTTGAAAAGAGAGAAAATAATATAAATTTTAACCATGGAGGCATAGTAATAAATGCCAAAATTAGAATTATGATAAAAATTGCTACATATGCTCCAATAAGTTTGCTATTGAATTTTTTTGTATCTTTATTTTTATCTTCTTCATCTTCTATTTTAATATTTTCACTTACATAATAAGTAATAGAAAGTTGAGATACTAAAGTGGCTAAAATTAGAGCAAAAAATACTCTTTTTTCACTTATTAACTTAAATAACTGCGACAAATTATTGTTTTTAAAAATTGGTTTTTTATTTTTAGTTGCTAAATTTGACTTACTAGAATTCATAATATATTTTATAATATACTAAAATATATTATAAAAAAATACTAAAATTATATTATATTTTATTATAATATAAATACTATGACTCGTTCAAATAGATTTAGGAGAAAACTAACTCGGCATAAAAAGAAAATAGTAGGTGGTGCTAGTAGAAAATCAAAATCGCGAGATAGACGCCCCTCACGTAATACACGTAGACAACAACTAATTATTGCGGATAATCGGAATACTCAAACTGATGCACCTCCTAGTAGGGCAGTTGTTGATAGTATGCTTCAAAGTCTCAGAGACCTTGCCTACACTCGACCCAACATAACTACCCACCCATCAGTACGCCTGGTTGCCCCCGATCCTGATCCTGTTCAGGTTCTGTGCGAGACACTTGGTCCCAATTCTAATTCTGTCCCAGCATGTGTAACATATGCTCCTGCTCCTGCTCCCGTTTTGGCCCTCTCCCGTCATTCTTCTCGTTCTCCTACGCATTTGTCAAAAAAGCAACGCAAACATTAATAGCACCAAAAAATTTATGATTATTAAAAATAAAAAGAAAAATAATATAATATAGCAAAAAATATATTATATTATATAAATATGCCTTCGCAAAGACGTAGCTCATCGCGTTTAAGAAGTTCTGCAGCTAAAAAAATTCAGAAACACTTTAGAAGTAGAAAAAGACTAAGGTCAAAAGCAAGTCGTAAAATTCAGTCAAGAGCTCGTGCAAAAATTCAAGGAAATAAAACAAGGAAACTAATTAATAGAGTAAAAACTATTATGCAAACAGATAATACTTGTCCAATATGTTTTGAACCTATGACTGAAAAAGTTGCTACATTATTGCCTTGTGGTCATAGATTTCATACAAAATGTATAAAAGATAGCATGCCTAGTACTCGAGGAGAATGCCCACTTTGTAGAACAGGCATAGTAAATATACCATATGTACAACCAGGAAGAGCAAATCGAACATTTGGTAATGTTCCGCTTTCACAACAGCAACCACAAGCACCGCCAGCACCACCAGCAATATTAGACCCAACACAACGAAGACAATATATATTACAACGGTTGCGAGAAATTGAAATGTTACAACAACGCATGGCACAACTACCCGATCCAAGAGAAATACCAAATATAACTTTAAATCAAGCATTACATATTCAATATAACGCACGCCAACTTGTAACTGAAATACGAAGAATATTTTATGAAGCTTCTGAAAATTATCAAAACTATAGAAATGTTAGAATAGATGGTAACCCAGTTGACCAAGATGTTACTAATATGTATTATATAACGTCTGATTTATTAAATCGCGCACAAGTACTTAGGAATAATGCTACGCAATTTGTAGATGAACTTGGTGATAATGAACGAGCAGACCTTAGGTAATGTATTACTAGTTTTATAACTTTATATTTTAATATATTATATTATTTATATAATATAATATAATATAATATAATATAATATAATATAAATTTAGTATGCCTTCACAAACACGTACTTCATCGCGTTTAAGAAGTTCGGCAGTAAAAAAAATTCAAAAACGGTTTAGAAGTAAAAAAAGGCTAAGGTCAAAAGCAAGTCGTAAAATTCAGTCAAGAGTTCGCGGAAAACAAACTAGAAAAGTAATAAATAGAGAAAAAAATACTGTGTTAACAATTAATGATTGTCCAATATGTCTTGAACCTTTGACTACAGATGTTCGTATTGCGTTACCTTGTGGACATAGATTTCACGAAGAATGTATAAAGCGTTCATTGACTAGCACTGGTGGAAGATGTCCTAAATGTAGGGCGGTTGTAACTAATATACCTTATATTTCTATAGAACGACAAATACAACCACAACCAACACTACCACAACGACCAAATATATTAGATCCAATACAACGAAGACAACTATTAGATTTAGAACCGCTACAACTAATACAACACCTAATAGTACGCAATCAAGAACTAGATGTTATAGAAGAAAGTATAGCACGACTGAGAGAACTACTGCCTGATGCGCCAGAAATTCCAGATATAACTTATGAACAGGCAGTAGTTAATGAAGTAACAGCAAATGATACTGAGACTACTTTAAGAAGTCTTTATAGTGAAGCATATACTCTTTATACTAACTATGAAAGTTTTAACACACAAGATAGACCAAGTACTAACGATGAAATAGCGGAACAATACATTGATGCTTTTTTTAATAGAACTTCTAATTTATTAGAAGTTGCAAACTATGATGCGAATAATGCTCTACGAATTTCAAATCGTCTTGGTGAACTAGCGCGCGGTGCTTAATCTTACTATTTTTATATTATATTATATTATATTATTTATAGTATATAATATAAATTTAGTATGTTTTCAAAAACACGTAGTTCATCGCGACTAAGAAGTTCAGCAGTAAAAAAAATTCAAAAACGAATTAGAGGTAAACAAACTAGAAAACAAGTAACCAAACTAAAAGCAAGTCGTAAAATTCAGTCAAGAGTTCGGGGAAAACAAACTAGAAAAGTAATGAAAAGAGTAAGAACTAATATGTTAACAGACAACACTTGTTCAATATGTTTAGAACCTTTGACTGAAAATGTTGCTACGGCATTACCTTGTGGTCATAGATTCCATAAAGATTGTATAGTAAATTGGTTAGTTAGAAGTCAAGGAAAATGTCCTAATTGTAAGCAACGCATAACTAATATACCTTATATTTCTATAGAAGAAGAATTAGAACAAGAACCAGAATACGAACCACTAATATTAGACCCAATATTACGAAGGCAATATATATTATAACGTATGCGAGAAATAGAATTATGGGAACGTGAAATTGTAGAACTAAGACCACAAGTACCTGACCCTCCAGAAATTCCAAATATAACTTTTAATGATTCATTAAGTAATCAATATAGCGCAGACCAAACCGCATATTATGTACGTAGACTCTATAATGAAGCTTCTTATAATTATAATAACTATAGAAGTTTAAATATAAATGATGAAACATTGGAACAAGATGTTAGTAATATGTTTTTTATAACTTCTGAATTATTAACACGCGCGCGAGACAATTTGCGTAATGCTCAAAGAATTTGCACTCATATTGCAAATATAGAGTTTGCGGAGTATATGTAATAGTTTTATAGTGTTATACTTTATTTTATTATATTTTATTTTATTATATTATATTTTATATATATAATAAGATATAATATGCCTTCGCCAACACGTAGATCATCATCAAGAAAAAGATCAGCAGCTACGCGAATTCAAAAACGCGTTAGGGGCAAACAAACTAGAAAACGACATTCGCGCTCAATTAAGCAAATATATGCTAATTTAGAAAAAACCAATGAATGTGCTATATGTCATGATCCAATGACAAAAGATGAAGCTATTACAAGATTAGGATGTACTCACCGATTCCATGCTGAATGTATACAACGTAGTTTACGCAGTGGTCATGCTAGTTGCCCATTATGTAGAACAATTATACCAAACAATGCCCATGCACATTTAGCAAATCCAAATATTACTTATGAACAAGCATTAAATAATAGAAATCAGGCATTAGAAGAACGTCGCTTGGCAACACAAGCATTAACTAATGCGGCATTCAACACTTTCAACTATGAAGAATCTAATAGGAGGAGTCGAAGACTAAGAGGTATAAACTCATCTACTTATAATAGATTACTTCAAATTGAAGAAGATGCCCGCGAAGAATTAAGACAAGCACGAGAACGCGTTACTAATTCTATGAGAATTATTAGTAGTTTGGCTAATTAGAAAATGAGAGAATGCTAACTATTATATAATATTATTTTATTTTCATATTATATTATATTATAATGGCCGCGTATGAAAATGTTTATATTATGTTTGATGCAAAGAATGACAGGGGAGAAAATGTGAAAATAGTTAAACCTGCCAGAGATTATCAAAAAGAATCATATAACGATTTTATTACTAATGTTCCAAAATATCAAACTAAAAAATATACATTTCCGCAAGGCATTACTTTTGATCTGGAATACAATAAGGATTCTGATTATGACGATAAAAAAATTGTTAATATGATTAGAACGAATGGTTCTCCTTCTATGATGTCATTTGATGAAGATTTTTTGAATAAAAAAGCAGGTTTTATAAATAGGGTGTGGATGGGGCTTGGGGGTAAGAAAAAATCAAATAAGAGGAAATCAAATAAGAGAAAATCAAATAAGAGAAAATTTAAAAAGAGGAAATCAAATAAGAGAAAAATTAATTAGAAAAAGACATATTATATATTATTATCTTGCTATAAGATAATAATATAGACACATGACTAATACACAAAAAAATAAAACAAATAAGAAAAATCATAATACACATAATACTAACGTTTATGATTTAGTAATAGTAGGCGGAGGCATTTCAGGTATATACACTTTATATAAATTATCTAAAACGTTTTCACACCTAAAAATTCTATTATTAGAGTCAGGAGAGCGCTATGGTGGGCGAATATATTCTTATAAAGAAACTATAGACGGCGAGGAATATATTATGGATTTGGGGGCAGGACGACTAGGTCATCATCATAAACTTATAAATAATTTAATAAATGAACTTGGTCTAAAACCTAAAATTATTGACATACCCAATACTAAAACATATATAGAAGTATCAGAAAATAATAAAGTGCACGACAAAACACACTTCAAAGATAGCATTATGACCAAATTAACAAAATTTTTCTTAAGTCCATTGGTTTCCAAATTAGGCAAGTCAGCACTACAAAAATTTTATTTAAGTGAATTAATAAAAAAATATGTGTCACTTTCATTCTCTCAAAAAGTGGCTTCTGTTTTTGAATATTCTTCAGATTTAAATGAATTTAATGCTTATGATGCTATTGAATATTTTAAAAATGATTATAATAATAAGTCAAAGTTTTTTACATTGCTTGGGGGACTAGAGCAAATAATAGAGAATATGTTGGATCTTATAAAAAAAACAAAATCTTATAAATCAAAAAATATAACACTATTAAATCTCTCAAGTGTTGAAAATATAACTAAAATAAATAGTAATAATAATAACAATAATTTATTTAAAATAGTAGTAAACAATTATAGTAAATCAAAAGTATATAATGTATATTCTAAATATGTAATATGTGCTCTACCTAAACATAGTTTGGAAAAATTTGATTTATTTAAACCTATTTTGAGAGATTTAAATTCAATAAATTCTATAAATTTACTAAGAATATTTGAAATTTATGATAAAACAAACGGAGAAGTTTGGTTTAAAAATATTGAAAAAACAATTACAAATAGCGAGGTTCAATTTGTAATTCCTATTAATCCAAATAATGGACTAATAATGAGTAGTTATAGCGATTGTGCTAATGCGAGAGTTTGGAACTTGTTGCGTGCAAAAAAAGGAATCCAGTTTGTTAAAAACAAACTAAATATAAAATTAAATCAACTTTTTAGTATTTATAACATAAAAGTGCCGCCAAGTAAATATATAAAAATGTATTTTTGGGATGCTGGTGTGGCGTGCTGGAAAAAAAACGTAGATTCAGATTATTTAAGTTCAAAATTATTAAATCCTTTGCCAAATATTTTTATTGTTGGAGAGAATTATTCAAAGTATCAGGCATGGTGTGAAGGGGCATTAATGACATCTGAAAATTGTATTTCCAAATTGACTAATACACTAATGACAACTATGAAAACAAAGTCATTAAAACATACACGCAAACTGGGCGGTAAAAATAGCAAACATAATAAAAAAATGTTTTCGCTAGACGAAGTAAAAAAACATAATACAAAAAAGGATGCTTGGACAATAATTGAAAATAAGGTTTATAATATTAGTTCTTGGATTCCAAAACATCCTGGAGGAGAGATTATTATGAAAGCTGTTGGAAAAGATGCCACACAACTTTTTATAACCAATGGCCATCCTAGTTATGTAAAAAAAACTATTTTACCAAAATATTATATTGGAAATCTTAAAATATAATATAGTTTTTATATAAAATATAAAATAATATAAAATGGGAATACTACATTTACAAATGAAGTATGTCAATATACTACATATTTTGATTATAGGTGCGTCATTGGTTTATATTGGTTATTTTCAAAATAAGTCAGCAAAACCAATATATTATTTATTAGGATTATTGGGGTTAGCAATAGTATTTTTTGTTCCACTTCCTAAGTTAGACTTTACAAATATGAGAAATTTACTTTACATTGCTCATTATATATTATTTATTCCGGGATTTTTAGCATTGGCTTATTTTGGATTACAACAAAAAATAAGTAAAGAAACATATATTACATTAGGATTTATTGGACTATTTATTATTATTTATCATTTATATAAATTTATAGTGCGAATTAGCTAATTAATATTTTTTTAATATATTATTATATTATTATCGGAAATATTATATTAATATAACTATAATATGCCTACTATTAATCAAAATACTATTAGAACTCCCATAATGCGTTTAAGATCAGCAACTCTAAGACAAAACTTGCCAAGTGTGCTAGCACGACGTAGTCAGGCTTTAGAAACGCGCAGAACCAATTTAGGAAATACTATTATAGAATTAGAAGCCGATTTAAGACAACAGCGCGGAGCACTAGATGCGATAACAATTGAAGTTGACCGCGCACTAAGACGTAGAGATGATGAACGCGATCGCTATGAAAGGTTGAGAGAAGAACGTGATAATTTAAGATACACACTTCTTACGAATTTTAATCAGTCCGAGTTAGGAATGGAATATAAGGAACTTAAGAGATGGTGGTATGAGCACGTAAATAATGAAGATGAAAACACGGAAGACGCAAATTATTATGATAATCGTAAAGCAAGATTTGATCAAGTTAGTGCTCTTTTTGATGAGCTAATGGATACAGGTCTTGCTCCTATTATAGAACAAAAAGCACTAGCGCGAGAAACATACAGACTAGCAAGCGAACACCATTATAGTTTATATCAACAACAACAAAGTATAATGAGGATCGTAAGCGACCTTGAGCGCAAACTTGAACAAGCACTTATTCGCGATAGAGCATTAAATCAAGCACGCGGTAAAAGACAACGTCGCACTACATATAAAAGAGGCAAAAAATATAAAACCAAGAAAGGACATTATTAAAAAATACTAATATAATATTATTTTATATTATAATATAAAATGTCTACTATAACACCAGCAAGCGCATCGCTAGTTTCTCGACTAATAGATTCAACGCCAACAAGAAGGGTCTCATCACGACAACCATCACAACAACAAGTTATATTTAATAGAAGACAAACTTTATTTAGAGAAATAGCAAAACTAAGAACTAAATTAGCTAAATTAGACACTAAAATAAGTAGTCTTAATGAACAAGCAACATTGGTAAATGACACAAATAATAGTGCTAGAGAACGGATACGCTATTTAACTCAAGAAATAACGCGACGTTCTCAAGAAGAAATGAGCGGTAATTTTGGAAACAATTATGCTAGGTCGCTACGCCACTATAATGATTATAGTAGAACCAATCCCAATGATGAACAAGGTATAAGAAGTCGTTATACTGAGGCAATTCGTCTTCTTGATGTTATTACTGCTCGTATTGGTGAAGATATTAGACCACTAAGAACAGAAGCGCAATCGATGCTACGAAACTTAACTAATGCACAAAAAAATTATATTTCTTTAAATGAACGCATACATACATTAACGCAAGAAAAACACCAGTTACAACGAGACATCGATACAATGAATAACGAATATTTATCATTAACTATAAATGAAAATGTTGCACGCGGTAAAAGACAACGTCGTTCTACATATAAAAAAGGCAAAAAACGTAAACACTAATGTAAAATCAAAATAAAATATTATAACATTTCATACTATAATTTATTATAACATTTCATATTTAATATTATTATATATAAAATGTCGCCTATATCAGAAGAATATAGACTAGTAATAGGCTTGAAACCAAAACTAGTTGCTATTCGAGACGCGGCAAACGGAACTGTTTCAGCATATTTAGCACATCCAAGTTTATTTGCCTTGAGAATATTTGTTAAACAAATAAATAAAGATTTAAATGATATTAGAGATACTTTTACTATAATTGGGCACCTGCTACAAGACAACACTAATGATAGAATTAAAGCAGCTTTAGTAGAAATGACTATGTATAGTTTTCATATATTTTCACAAAGAGAAAAATTTGCATGGATCGATAGAGAACCTATTAAACCCGATGATGTTGACACTATAATAACTAGTTTAAAAAATATAGCTTTACTTGCTGATACATATACTCTTACAGGTACAGGTATTGATAATTTAGCGCAAAGTATTGAGCGAAGAGATAATCCAAGAGCATATAATCTTTCACGTTCTAGTAGTAGCTCAAGTGGCTCTAGTACATCAAGTTCTAGTAGTCGCTCTAGTTCTCCATCTAGTCCTCAATATTATAGTCCACCACCACGCCAAAGTGTTACACCATTAAATATAGGAGCACTATCTATGCCAACTAATCGTCTTCCTCCACCACCACTTCGACGCCAAAATGTTGAAATTTTTAGTCCAACACTTTTATCCAGATTATCTTCTACATCTTCAATTTATCCAGAACATGCTGCTGGAAAAAATTATCGTAAAATAAAAAGTAAAAGAAGAAAAATAAAAGCAACACATACAAAACCATTAGCTAGAGTTAAATCAAGAAAACATAGAAAATAAAGATAAAAACAAAAATAACTAAACTTATATATAATTAAATTATCTCCAATTTGGATATCCAGGTGGTCTATATCTTGTTGTATATGTCATTCTTGCCATATCCCATCCAGGTTGATCTTTATCAGAATTAAATTCTTCATAACTTTTAAACCCTTGAGGCAGGACATCTTTAGCGCCTCGTTCTATGCGTGATAACATAGATTGAATTGTATCAATAGATCGCATAGTATGATATGCTTCTAATTCTAAATCATTAAGTTTTGGATTTGTATTATGTCTACCCTTATTGCGTGTTCTATTTGAAGGACCATCTTTACCGGACATTTGTAATTTTTTTATTTCCGCTTTTTGATTGTCTAATATTTGTTTATTAAGTACAAGTGCTTCTCTCAAACGACGCACATAGGCAATTTCAGGTATATATGAAAGTATATGTGATGGAAGTGTTGGCTCTCCTGGTTTTCCAGGTTCAACAAATTCTCTACCATATGTTGCTAAATGGACATCATTTAACTTTTTGGAAAGCAAAGCATAAACCGCTTCCTCATAACCTTTGGCTCGCCTTCTCGATTTCTGTTTTTTTACTAGCTTTCTCCGTTGTCCAACTTTTCTTGTTTTTGCCATATTATATATTATTATATTATTATAATATATAATATTTTATTAAATTTATAATACATTATAAAACCACTCACTAAAATAAAACTTTTTATAAGGTTGCGATCCATTTTTAATTAATTCGTTGAAATTATATTGCCTATCATAGTCATTGGAACCGCCATCAAGTCTATAAAATAATAGATGGTTAGTCAAATCACAACTCAAAACATCAATATAACCCATACCACTATATTTATATCCAATATCAAATACATTACTTTGTCCCTTAGCACAAATTACTTTATAGCGTTCTAATGCTTCATTTAAACTCATAATAGTCCATGGTCCATAATAAATTTCTCTTTTTTGATCTCCTAAAATTTGATATAATATTTTGATATTTCTATTTAACCCTTCTGGAATTTGTGCATCGACAAATAAATTATTAAATTGTTGAAATGCTTGTCTATTGTTAATGTTCCAGAAAAAGGGTTCTTTTGTTGATACATAATCAATACTTGAAATAGTAGTATTATTTAACACTGCTAATATTTTGTTAATTTGTTTTGATTTTTTAGCAGTTAAATTTGACATTTTTAATTTAATAACAATTATTATTTATAAATACTAATTATATATAATATATACTTTTTAATCAATTTTTTTTATCAAATTTTTTTAATCAATTTTTTTAATCAATTTTTTTTAAAAGCAATAAGTTATGTTCTAATTGTTTCGTAAATTTGAACTTTTCACTATTTTTTCTGCGTCTTTGTAAATTACATTTTAAGCAACATATTATGGTATTAGTATTGCTATGTTCATCATAATTATTTAATCTATCAAGAGTCCATTGATAATCATCTCTCAAATTTTTAAATAATATCAATGTTTTGCTATTACAATAATAGCATCTCATATTATAGGCAACCAATTTTTCTATAATATTTTCTAATGTTATAAAATTATCATATTCATCGTATGTTTTTTTTTTGTCTTGTTGTTTATATGAGTCTAGTTTATTTTTTAATGCTTGAATAAAATATTTTTTCTCATCAAACACAACGCCATTAAGTAATTTATGTAAGCATAATAATTGCTCTTCATAATTATCATATACATTAATTATACTAGAACTTATATCTGTAATACTTGTTTTTGGATCAGCAACAGAAGCTTTAATTTTATTTAATAATTGTAAATATGATTTTTTTTCACTTATTGAATTATTATTAACAATAGTTCTATTAGCACTAGTTATATTAACACTACTTATATTAACACTACTTATATTAACACTACTTATATTAGCAGTAGTGTTATTTTCTTCAACACTTTCTTCAATATTTTCTTCAATACTTTCTATTTTTTTATAATTAAATTTTTTAGACAATTTACATAATATTGTTTTGCTCATTATCCAACTATATGTTAGTATTATTTTATATTTTATTTTTAATATATTAATATATG